AATAAACTTAAGATTGACTGATCATGTCTATTTTCAATAAAAGATGAGTCATTTTTTACTAACATACTTTGAGAGTCTGTTATAATCCTATAATCTTGACTATAAGTTAACCATTCGCTAACAAATCTTATTGGATTAAAACATTTTCTCAATAATATAAATCCAGCCCATGCTTGAGCTGAATTTTTTATCTCATTACCATAATTATTATCTGGTATATTCATTAATAAAAAACTGTCTCCTTTTGTTAGTTGTTTTTCAAAATAATTACCACTATTTGGTTTATTTGTATAGACACCTATATTTTTATTATTTAATATATCTGCTTCTAATCGTCTCACATTTGTTTTCCAAATATATTTACTATCATTATAACATAGTACATCATTTTCATCCATCTCTAATAATTTTTTAAAAATAATATAAGGCTTCCATAACCAATATCCAGAACCTCTTGGTTGGGTTAAAATATTTGAATTTTTTGATTCAAAATCAGAATCTATATCATTTAATGTATATATTTTTGCTGTATCAAATCCACCTATAGATAATGCTGATTTTACATTATCTTCAGCATATGACATAAATTCAGGTGTAGCAAATGTTATAAAATGATATTTAACCATTATACTATAATTTATATTTTTATAAATCTAAACGGAATTCCATAAATTACATACATAATTATTAGAATATCTTTCTACATTCAAGAGAGAACTTCTATTTCCAAATCAGGTAGTTCATTATTTAAATTTTTAATTGAGTTATTATCAAGTGAGTGTACATCTAACACATCAAGTTGAACCTCTTCTCCGATTTGTATGGTTGCAAGTTCTTCATTCTCTTCTTGTTTTTTTCGTTGTAAATATCTCTCATTGCTAATTTGTTCCAATCGTTCGTCTGTTTTGGGTGCATGAATGATATGTTCAGTGTTATTGCTGTCAATTGCATGATCCATATCTTCAAATTTAATGCTCGTTGTTTGAGTGAGAGAAGGGGGCATTGACTCGGCCAATTGAGTCTTTGGAAATGCATCATTTGTTTTTTTTGTTGTTGGGTTTGTTTGTTGTTCTTGTATTGGGGGTTGGGTTACATTGGTAGTACTGATTGAAGAATCATCCGGTATGTTTACTGGTTCTTGAGAAACAATTTCTTCTTTGTAGTTTATTTCGGTGTGATCTTCAATTGTTTCATCCATGTAAGTTTTCAATATTTGATCAATCGGAATGCTATCACGAATACTATCTAGAATGCACTCTTTTATTATCAAATCCAATTCTCTATTATTTTTTTGAACAGACAGTGGAGGTATTCCGCGTTCAAACAAATACACGTTTGAATACAGTTTTCGGGCGCAGTTAATGTAGTTTTTGTGAATGAAGTCATTCAATGAGGGGACGTCAATGTCCACTTTTTTTTGTTTGCTTCCAACCCGCATGCAAGTTAAACTTTTCAATTGTATAATATGAACACATGTCACCAAATCTGCTAAATACCCGCAACCACTCTTTTCAATGATTCTATTGACTTCTTTTTCAATGATTGAGGTGTTCCATTTCGGAACACGAGAAAGCATGTTTTGAAATGTCATCAAATACTTGCCGATTTCCTGGTTGTCTTCACATAATTTGAATGCTTCAGTGAAAATAGAGACGAATCCTTCTAATATCAATGGGGCTAAAATGTTGATTAATCTGCAACACCATTCATTGCGTGAATCTTGTAAATTTCCAAGAGTGAAATCATCCATTGGTTTTTACATAAATGAAATATTTTCTAAATTATCATTGGAACGAAGTAAAATAAAATGTAGCATAAACAACATTATTAATTTTTCATTCCTAAATTCATGCCTAATTTTTTCAAATGAAATTAATTTTTCATATTTTTGTTCGGATGATATTTCAGATTCAGTTCTTTGTTCTAACCATTTCAATAAATCCATACTGTTGTACGCCTTTTCATACAATTTATTTGACAAGTTTATAATATCATCCACCGTGTATGATTGTTTTAACAAGAGTGTTTTTTCTAACCAATCATTGCGTTGTTTGGTTAACTTTTCCAAAGATGGTCCGGAAAATGTTTTTTCAATAAAATATTTATGTAAATTGATTTGGGATCCATTTATAATAGGTTCTTCTACATGAATTTCACAAAAACGCGATAAAATTGGACGCAATAGTTTACATTTGTCTTCCACAACTATGAAAAACCGAGTCGTGTGACTGAATAATTCAATGCACCGTCTCAAGGCTGATTGAGCATCTGTTGTCAACTTATCAGCATTCAGTAATATTATGCTTTTAAAAATATCACCATCTTTCAAATCCACATTCGTTTTTGCAAAAAATTTTAATTCTTCGCGTACAAACCGTATTCCTTTTCCATGAGCACAATTCACATGCATTACATAATCTTTCATTATTTTATCATTATTATATATCGCCTTTACAAAATTCCATGCAATTGTGCTTTTTCCACATCCAGATACTCCGTGAAATATTATATTTGGAATCTTTTTATTTTCAATAAAAAAATTTAACTTTTTACATATTTCCGCATTCACTGTTGAGTGTTCTAGCTCATTAGTATTCATCTTTACCTTGTGTGTGTTTACACCTAAAATTGAAATTAACTTTAATTAATATTAATTCATTTAACATTTAATATTATTTTCTCTCTATTTTACCATTTGGTTTTTTTCACATTTATTTTTGGACCTTTCTTTCCGGAATTTTTTGGATCATATGATGGTTGTTCTTCATCATCTGAATTCATGTCTTTGGAAATTTCCCAAAATTCTTTTGACCCCAACTTGAATGGGCCATGTGACTGTGCTTTGTACCAAAAAATTTGTTCTTGTAACTTGTTTGATTTTGCATTATTATTTATAACCAAACATTCAAAATTCTCAGTGCATTGATCCATGACTTGACAAAAACTCTCAAAGGTGGGAAACATTCCTGCATAATTTTCATAAATTCTTTTACGATTTGCAATGTATGGTTCACGTAATATGAAAACATAATCAATGTTTGTTCGTAAATTTGGTGGAATTCCTAATGGATATTGCATGGTAATCACTAACATAATTTTCCAATGACGCCCGTTCATGAAAAGTAATCTCATCATGACATCCTTTGTCCATTTGTTATCGTACAAACAGTCGTCAAGAACAACAAATGTGCGAGGATCAATTGTAGATCGTTTGTATGATTCAATCTCTTTTTTCATTTGCTTGAGAACTGTTTTTTGGCGTTTGAGAATATTTTCAATAATTGCTGTGTTGTAAGAATCATGAATAAACAATTTTGGAACATGGGCTGCAAAAAACCCATTTCCAGCTTCTGTTCCTGATATCACTGTCCCAATTGGAATATCTTGGTGATGATACATAAGATCCTGCACCAAAAAACTTTTTCCTGTGTCACGACGTCCAATTAAAACAATCACCGGTCCCTTATTTTCATCCGGTTTAAAACTAATAGAACGCATGTCAAATTTTGTCAGTTCAAGATTCATGAATGTGTTTTGATATTATTTTTTCTTTTTTTATATTTCATTTTAACGCATGCGAATTTATTCTAATGTTTTATTCGGGACGGGATTCAATGATGGAATGCCTCGCACAACGACACGGTTCCGCTCTTCTATCGTTGGATACGAATTATACTGTTTTGTGAATGATAAATTTATCCCCCGATCGTGTCGCAGTATATTTGGCACGGGATCCCTTCTAACATTACTTGAAGGAGATACATCATTTTTTTCAATAGAAAAAAGAGGTAACGCTGAGCACCATCTACATGTTGGCGAGTGGCAGTTTGAGGTGCACGCCCAGGTATTATTTGAATAGGTTTTTACACTGCGCGCATGCATGATAAAAAAGAAATCAAACAGTGTCTCCTTTATCATGGTGGACATCCACAACCACTCCTTCTTGGTGGAATGCAACAAATGAATGCGATTCGCCAAGTGCGGACGAACCTTGCTCAAATACGTATTGAATGCGTGAGAATCCGAAATGATGCGGGTATCATGTACAACGGTTGCGTCAACCAGTAGCAGAAGCTCATCGTTAGTTTTATGATTTGCATATTGTTCCACTAACTCGGAATCCCCCAACCGAAAATACAGGATGGAATAAGGTGATGCAATTTCGTATTTGGTGCAAAAGGTATTGAACTGCACCCTAAATTCGTGTGTTGGAGTCAGAAGGTTTTGGATGAATGATTTAGCATACTCGCTGAAGTTCATATTATTATCTCCAATGTTTGAAATCAATAAAATAGGGTCAACCGTTTGGGCCATCACTGACTTAACAATGATTTTTTTATCGGCATTCACAAAATTGAGAACGCGATGCTTGTTATTACGCACGTACTCCGAATATTCATGCTCAGTTGATATCAAAAAGTCTGACACGGGGTGTAACTGCATATCAATAATAAGTCTAAAATTCAAGTGATGCGACAATTCACACAAATACACTGTTCCTCGCAATAAGTCCTCCAGCTCGCACTCCGTTTCTTGCATCCAAACCATAATGACTGTATTGATATACATTGGTGTGGTTTACAGTATTATAATATTATTTGTTTATCATAATACTACAGTCAGTATTTAATAGTATTTAATATTGTGATTATCCAAATATTCAATAAACTGCAAATTTGTTGAAGCGTACACTTTTGCAATCAATGCCAAGTCGTAATCACTTATACTTTGTTTACCATATTGTTTCAAAATGTGTTGTCTCTTTATTATTCCAATGTTTTTCAATATTTGTTTCCATTTGTAACAAGTGGTGTTCAATGCAATTTCATT